GTCGTAAACCCACGTTTTACCTGCACTTGGAAAGTTAATTACGTAGAAAGTATGGCCGTCTTGCTGATAGGTGTAAGCTACTGCGTCGCTAATGTTGCCGTAGTTCTGTATTTGCCATTCAACTGAGTGGTTGGAAGCACGGACGCCAGTGTAGCCGTTAGATCTATAAATAACACCCCTACCACGTGTGTCAGAACCTAGCCAAAACACGCTGTTGTCTGCTTTGGCTACTGAGTATGGCGCAGCGCAACCAATCTCGTTAGATGCTCCTTGAATACGTGCTAAAGGGAAGTCGGGTGTACCTGCGTCGTACCATACTTCAATTGAGTTAGTACCAAGCAACCAAACTTCACGGTTGCTGACTATTAATGATGTTAATAAGTCAGGTGAGCCTTCTGCACTAGCAAAATCCAAAGGATCAACAGACAAGCCGTCTAACAAGCTAGTAACCCACACCTTTTGGCTGTTCGGCTCGTTAAATACAAAATAACCATCTAGGTAAGCCACAGTCACCGCGCCTGGAAAATCTACGTCGGTAATCTGAGCAAACACATTGGTTGTGTTGTTGTAAATGTAACTTGGGCCATTAGCTGCGATAAACAATTGCGTACCGTTATCGGCCATGCTAACTGGCCCAGTGCCTGTCACAACACCTAAAAACGTTGCGTTGTAGCTTGCGTCAATCTTGTATAGTCTATCGCCTGAAACCACAAAGGCTGTTGTAGAGTCAGGCTGAAAGTCCCACAAACCACGAATCGGGCCGTTACCAATGGTTGCTAACAAACGCAAGCCAGGGGCGCGTTGCAACCACCCTGCAGTTTGACCTTCGTTAGGGATTGCTTCAGGGTATAAGTTGACCATGCGGTTATCCGCCGCGTTAACACTGCGAGCGACGTACGCCTGTCCTAAGATAGGCGTCTGCATTAGTAGTTACCGCTGTAAATGTTGAAGCGCTGACGAGTTGCTACCAAGCTGTATGGCAACGCCATGATGTCGTCAGGGTTGTTAATGCGCTTCAAGTTACGCTTAGATGTCATCGCAATGCGTGACACCTGTGGGTTAGGGTTAATACCGAACTCGGCTGCAATCTCAAGCGCCAAGTTGTATTTAAAAGCTCTCAAGTAGCCAGGCGGCATGGTGATGTTAGTTGACAAGCTAGATACGTTAGTAATTGGCTCAACCGACACAAAGTGGAACTCAAGAGGCTTAGTAGGCACTGGGTACACGTACACTTCAACGTCAGGGTAGGTCATATTGACCCACATCACCTGCGGATACGTGGATGTTACTGTTTTAACAGCAATACCGTTGTATTGTTGTTGGTTGATGAGCTTGATACCAAACGAGATGTTGTTAGACGGATCACGGAAGTATGTTGCATCATCAATCAAAATAGGGCGTTGTCCAACAAGCGTACCGGTAGGGCCTAGCGTGTTAGATATTAAATTAGGTAGCCAAGTTTTTACTTGGTCTATGGTTGCGTAGACAGATAAACGCTCAGTATTCCATGAGTCAATCATTTGATTGAGCGCAGTCAAAGCATCTTGTGATGTTGCTGCGGAAGGCGTTTCACCCTCGGCTAATACACCTAGTAAGCGCAACGCGCCGTTAATTTGGTCATTCGCCGTGGTCATGGCTTACTCCTTATACTGATTTACGTCGTGTCTTTGGTTTAAGTGTGTTGACAACTTCTTCGACGACAGGCTCTAGCTGTTCTTCGACCACTTCAACTGATTCAGTTGGCGTGTCGATAGTATATCGTGTCCAGCCATTTTGTTCATCATTTTCTGCTTCTAATTCCATAGTAGCGATTTTTTCGCCGTGCAATGGATGTTGTAGATAGATAAGTGGCATATTTTCTTTATTTAGATAGGGGCCGAAGCCCCTATTTTTATGGTAGTAAACCGTAAACTGCTAGTTTAGTTTCAAGCTGTGATACACGGGCTTGTAGGTTAGCGATAACGGCGAGGACAGTGTTGCCTTCATCTTTAGTCGCAAAACCAAAACCACCTGTGTCTGTCAGGTCTTGAATAGCGTAGTCAGCAGTGCCAGGAGCGGTGGAAGTAATTGTGGTCAAAGCAGCTGTGTTAGCAGCAACTTCTGGCACAAAACGAGCGCCGTCTAGCAATGGATCTGAATACGCTACACCAATAGGTTTAGTGTTGTTAGCCATGCTGTTTCCTTTATAAAGACCCCGCCGAAGCGGGGCATATTACATTAAGCAATACGATACAAAGTCCATGTACCTACGCCTGTTTTACGGGCGCGGAACTGGGCTGAAGTAGCTTCAAGAACAACTGCATTGCCAACGATTGTCCAACCTGTACCAACTGCAAAAGTCACTTGGTATGAAGCGTCAACGTTAACAACTGCGAAGTCGAATGAGCTATTAGGCTTCTCTGCGCTGCTGATACCAGCTTCAAGAACTGTTACAGTCGGTAGAGTTGCTGTGATGTCAGCAGCAGAGTCTACTGTGAATAGACCGTTAGCTAACTGAGCAGCAGTAACTGTTACGTCAGCAGACAATAGCGTTGGAGCGCCTTGAATGCTCAACTGAGCTTCACCGACGTTACCGTCGCCTAATTGATAACCACCTGCACCATTTGGTAGAGCCATGATGAATTTCCTTTACGAATAAGTTAAAAAGCCCCCGCTTGCGCGGGAGCAGTTAGATTAGCCCCAAATACGGCAGGCCATCTGTGGACGGATTGTGCTGTAGCCATACAACACGTCAATACGGCAAGGCAAACGGTCGTTGTTAATGTCGTATTGGCGAACAATACGCATTGAGATACCGTTGTGAACTTGACGTGAAGCCATGTCTACGCCCTGTGGCATCAACAAGTCAGCAGTCGCGAAAGTGATTGCATCTTTGTGGTATACCAAGTTCTGAGCGTACTGACCAAGAGCAGAACCCAACATAGTTACTGTCTTACCAGCGATAGGCAATGCAGCTACTGTGGCCAAAGCTTGACCAGCAGAGTACAACGCAGGGCTGATAGACAATGTAGCTGTTGAAGAACCAGTCGCAGCAGCAGTTACAGTGAACTGTTGTAGTGAGCCAGTTGATTCACGTGTCTGTGGGTTAACAGCGTATACATCAGCGATTGTAAATACGTCACCAACGTTCCAAGTCTTGCTTGAGCCTGTGAAGCTGATACCAAGAGTTGTTGCGCCTTCAGTAGTTACAGTTGAAGTTACAGTGATACCTGTACCCCAGTCGCCGTTTGTATGTTGCTTGATAGACTGTGACATATTTACTTCGTCAAAGCCTAAAACGCCCATACCCATCATGCCGTTCTTAAATTGCTTGCTGATAGTGTCTGTTGGGTTAAACAAACCTTTCATGCCTTCAACTAAGCCAGCGTTAGCTGCTGGGTTAACAGTAGCGTAACGTGGTGACATAACAGCAGCGTTTTCGTTCAACTTCTGTTGAGCTTGTAACAGCACCAATGAAGTAGAAGGAGTTGTGCCAGGTGTACCAACTGAGTTACCGATTGCTTTGTAAGCGTTAGCTACGTCAGCGTCGATAGAAGAAGCCAATTGAGAGATACGTGGTTTCAAAACACGCTCTGCAAAGTCGTCTAACTGCATTGTCAATTCAGCAGATGTAAAGTTCACGCCGATGTGCTTTTGGTTAGCAACAGCCAAAGTTGTGAATTGCTCGTTGTCTGACTGAACTTGCAAAGCTGCGCCGTCAGTTACTAAAGCACGATCCGGTAAACGGATACGCAATGTAGAACCAATTTTAGCGCCTTCTACAGCGAAAGAGTCGTCATATTGACGGTTTACGTTACGAGTTAAGACAAGATTGTTCTCGAGGATTTCTAGGGCCTTACGAGTAATCATGTCAATGGTTAAGATTGAGTTTGACATATTATTCTTTCAAAAAATGGGTTAGCGGTTTCTCTGAGCTTCGTACTTCTTGATCTGGCGTTGGCGTTCTGCTTCAATCCATTCTGATGTGCTCATGCTTTTAAGCGAGCGTGGATCAGTAGTATCGTATGCAGGTGAACCAGAGGTTCTAGCCGTCACCGGAGCAATAGGCGCCGGAGCATTCGAGGTTTTCTTTACGGGCGGATTGTCAGCAAGTTTGCTTTCAATCTTTCCAATTTCTTTTGCCTGCATAAGCGCAGATAAACGAGAAATACGTTCAGCTTCCTTGGGGTTACTACCTAAATAATAGGCAATATCTGGCCCAACTTCGGACTGTTGAATCGTTTGAGCCATCGCGTCTGTGATTGGAAGTTTAGGGTTGTATGCGACTTGTTCAAAGTCATCATATTTATTTCTAGCTTCTTCTTCACGTTCGTGAAATGCCTCAAGGAGTTCGGCTTGCTGTCTAGCTTCTTCACGCCTTGCGATTAGCTCTTGAGCCTTGCGTTCTGCCAATAACTCAGCATACTGCTCAGGATCCATGCTATCCGCTGGCGGGAGTTCCACTGTAACCGCTTGCTTGGCTTGCATTTCTGCTTGCTTTGCAGCCTGTTCTCTTTCCCACTTACGTTGCTCTCTTGCGAGCCTTTTGCCAATCGCAGCGTCTAATTCTTCTTGTGTGAAGGTCTTAGCGGCCTGCTCAACTGGCGTTTCTTCCGGCGCTACTACTTCGGTGTCTGGTGCAGCCGTTGCTTCCAGTTCCGGCGCGGGTACTTCCGCTGGTACTACTTCTTGACTTTCGTCCATTTTTTGTTTCCTTAGAAACCCTGATGAACCGCATCAGTACGGTTTAAAATTTATACGTTAATAGATGCAACCTTGTCTTGGAATGCCTTAACACGTGCATCTAACGCTGCTTGATCAGCAGCTAACTTATCTTGTGCTATTTTTAATTCATTTTGAGCGTTCTGTAAAGATACTTCTGCATCTGATACAGCTTGTTTGTGTGCGTCTACAGCTTTAGCCAATGCAACTGTGTCTTTATCAAGTTGACCTTCACGAGTATTTAGCTCGGCTTCACGTGCGTCTAGCGCGACTTTTAGCACTTTAGACGCATCATTAGCTGCTTTAGCTTCTGCTAAATTAATGTCTGTTTCAGCTTTTCTGCTTTCAGCATAAGCTTCAGCATCTGCGCGAAGTTTGTTAGCATCTTCAACGGCTGATAGTGCGCCCTGGCGTTTTGCCAATTCGTCACGCAATACGGCCATTTGACCAAGGTCTTTTAAAAATTGAGTAGAGAAATATTCG